TCTTTGAATCATAAGTATAAAAATGACCAACTGGTAATTGATTACCATCGTCATCTTCAGGTGTACGATTGATTGCTAATCTAGGTATATTAGAACCCATATTAGATCCATCGTCTTGACCTATTGCCTGCATGATTTGCTCATCAGACATTCCTTTTATATTTACTAAGTTATTATCAGACATTTGTCCTCCATTTTAGTTGTTGTCTTATACCATACTTTTAGAAAAAAGTCAAGTATTATATTAAAATAATTCTTCAATAAAATAACCAATTAATATCCAAATCATTAAAACTCCAAATATAGCTTCTAACATATTTTTGTATCTCCTTTTATTACCTTTATTTCTAATCCATCTGAGTGTGCAAAGTATTTAAATGTACTAAGAAACTCGTGATTTTCATCTATATACATAGTTGATGGCTCTACAAGACATCTATCTTTTAACTCTGTATATTCTAAATAAGCACCATAATCTGAATCATCATACTCATCTAGGGTCTCTAACGCTTCTATTATTTTTTTCATGCTATTTATACCTCCTCCATATCTAACCAATTATAGCCTATTTTTATTTCAGTGTCAAGTGGGACATTAAAATCTATATTATAATATTCTTTTAATGATTGTATTACTTTTGATGTACCCTCTTCAAATATTTTTCCCATAATATATGTTTCATCAGGATGAACATCTGCAATAATAGAATCATGCACCGTATTTATTAATAAACTTTTTACATTTTTTTCTTTCATTAAATTATAAATATTTATACAAGCAAGTGGAACTATATCTGCTGTTGCAAAACCTTGAACAGGATAATTTTTTATTTGTGTTCCATATGTAGATCCACCCCAAGGTGTACGTTCAGCATATGGAAAAGAATATTCTCTACCAGTAGGTAATTTAACTCTTTTAAATCTTATTGCTTCACTTTGCAATTTCTCATGCCAAGTTTTTATATCTTTATATTTTTCTAAAAATTTAGTATAATATCTTTTCTCATCTTCTGTACCTGTTACGCCACCATACAAAGGTTTAAATGTATGTGCCTTTGCATCTTGTCTAGATACACCTATGATATCTGCAGTGTATTGGTGTACATCTATTTTATTTTTTATATCTTCCATACCTTGTTTATCTTGTGCTAAGTATACTGCTGTTCTAAATTCTAATTGTGCAAAGTCTACTTCTAATATCATACCATCTTTAAATCTAGATGTAACAACTTTACGAATGGGAAAAGTTTTACCTCTTGGTTGATTTTGAAAATTAGGATCCCTGCTAGATAATCTACCAGTAGCAGTAATAGCTTGCATAAATTTAGGATGTAAAAAACCTTTTTCATTTGTAAAGTTTTTTAATCCTTCAACAAATGTATTTAAATAAGTATCAACTGCATTGTGTCTTACGATAGCATCTATAAAAGTTTTAAACTCACCCTCTGCTTCACCTGCTATTTTACTTAAAGTTATTCTATCAGTTCTAAATCCAGCCTCTGCTATATCATATACACTTCTAGGTCTCTGTTGAAATCCTGCAACTCTCCCCATACTAGAATAGGTATAACCTTCACCATCACAAACATCACATTTAGTATAATTTTTATATGGGCTACCATCTTTTTTTATTTTTTTTATAACTCCTTTACCATTACAATTTCTACATTGTTCAGCAGTTGTTTTATATATTGCTTCACTATTTTCACTAACCAAGTTTCTAAATTGAACTCTAGAAAAATTTGGTCTTCTTTTACTTTTACCTGTGCTTTTATCTATACCCACATTAAATATTTTTGCCCAATGTTTTTTATCTTTTGGTTTTTTACTATATATTAACCATGATAATTGTTCAGGACTTGATAAATTTATTTTTGTATCACCCATTTGTTTATACACAATCTTATCTATTTTTTGTTTAAGATAAGCAAACTCTGCTCTATATTCTTTTTCTACTTTAGATAGATCCTCTAGATTAATATTAATACCATTTCTTTCCATATCGGATAACACAACTAAAAATTCATTCATCATTTTTGCTGTCATTAATAAATCTTTATTTTTAGGTAACTTAAAATCAGACATGTGTGAGTGAAATAAATCTCTTGTTATTTCTACATCCATTCTACCATATTCTTCTACAACATCAGATGGTATATTTTGAAAAGGTATACCCCTATCTGTAAATTCTTTTATTCTATTATCTTTAGATCCAATTTTTCTTCTTCTACAAGACATTTCTAAAGTTAAACTTTTTCTTATACCTCTATTTAATATATACTCTCCCAACATAGTATCATATACCCTACCAGTATATTTAAATCCAGCTTCAAGCAACCACATTAAATCAAATTTGATATTATGTCCTACTAATAATGTGGTCTTATCTAATATAGATTGTATATTATGATAACAACCCTTGTCTATTCTTTCAGAATGATTAGTAAAATAATACTCATCGTTTATACCAACACTAACTAATATATTATCAGGATGAAAAGGTGATGGGTCATACCCACCTGTGCTAGTTTTTTGCCAAGATGTTTCTACATCTACTACACTAATCATACTTCGTACCTACTTATGCTTCTTCTAATTGTACACGATGGTTCTCCATGATATCCATTTATTTTATTTTTACTTATACATAATGTTCTTATTTTGTTTTCTGCATCAGAGTTAGAGTTTCTGCCTATACCTATAATAATATCTGCTTCTGCAGCTTTACCTGTTTTAGAGTTTTCCATCATATCAAATGATATACTATTTCTATTATGTGCATCTGCTGATGCTTGTGATATAGCAATCACAGCACAATCTCTTCTCTTTGCTATTTCTCTTACACTTGTGTATATCTGTCTTAACTTCTCATCTGTTCTTGCAAATGTACCTGTTACATTTATTTTATCTAGCTGGTCAATAACTATTATATCAGGTTTATGTTTCTCACAATGTGCATCTATATCTCCCATAGACCAATCGACCGTATCAAACATAGCTATATTATTTTTTATTTCACTCCAAGCATTCTGTGCTATATCTTTATCTTGTATTATTTCTTCTCTAGTCATACCAGTATAACAAGATATGGCTCTCATCTGTGTTCTTATAGCAGGTTCTTCATTTATAAATGCATGTACCTTTGCACCTTGTTCTGCAAATCCTTCAGGTCCTGCACATAGGCTAACCCAAAAAGCTGTCTTACCTGTTTCGGGTCTAGCAAATGCAATCATCAGATTACCACCACCAATACCACCTACATTTTCTTTTAACACAGGTATATTAAACTTCCATTTAGTAGTTACATCAAGTAGTCCTAATACTTCTTTTACATCACTTGTAACAGCAGGTGTCTTTTCTTCATCACCTTGTTTATGATTCTCTATCATGCCTGTTATCTCATTAAAGTTTGCGTCTTTACCGTTAAATATTTCTGTAGCCTCAACTGCTATTCTTTGTGCTAAGTCCCTATCAGATAATATACGCATTATATCTTTAGCTATTTCTTTATTAGGTTCTTGTATTTCTTTTATATCTTCTACTAACTCACTAAACTTTTCTTTTGCAGCACGGGTAAGTGCTGGATTAAATATAGCAGTATGTAAAGAATATAATTCATCAACACTTATATCATTTGAATATTTTTCATGTGCTTTTTGTATTGTTTCAAACAAAGAACTTATATCTCCAGTAAATATTGTTGGAGATATAGTACCTTTGTATTTTGTATAAAATGCTTTTCCAAGCATTAGTCTAATCATCTGTTTTTCTATCATCTAACTCCTTTAATAATATTTGATCTATTGTTTCTGCTATAGCTTGATCTCTCTGATTCCAAGTTGTTCTGTTTGATTCCCAAACATCCCACTTCCATTCATTCCATTTATCAAGAACTTCTTTTTTCATTTTATCATTCATAAAACATCTCCTTTATCTGATCTGTATTAAAATATTTAAGATCGTCCTCTAATGGTTTAACTATTACATTATCAAAACCTGATGATCTTAAATCTTTTGCCATGTCATATGCCTTATTTGTAGCATCTCTATCTAAACATATAAATAAATTTTTATATGGTTTTAAATGTTTCTTGTGTTCTTCTTTTAATTTTGTTCCCATAATTGCTATACCTGTTAATACATTTGACACAGCACAAGCTGATGGGCAATCCTCTACAATAACTGCATCATCACAATCACCACACTTAAATGGTACATCTTTGTTACCATACATAAACCATTTGGGATATACATTTTTATTTAAACCTCTACCAACTGCACCTACTATCTTATCTGTTTTTCTATTTCTAATTAGAAACACAACTCTATCTTGTTTAACATCATATTTAATATCTGCTCTATTCCAAGCCCATGCCTCCCAACAATTATTTTTATGTAGATACATCTGTGCATTTTTATTTGTAGATACTATTTTAAAACTATCAGGTAATTCAAACTCATCTGATATAAAAATCTCATTTTTTTTAGAAAGTAAATCTAAAGTTTTTTTTACATAATCCATATTTTTTTCTCCTTGTTTTTTTCCTTTTGCCTTACAAGAGGCATGAAAACAATACCATCTAATATTGTTTTCTGTAGTATCTATGGATAATGTATTTTTATTTTTACAGAATGGGCAGTCCACTCTCATCAATGTATCGGGTGGTACAAAAAGTCCCTCAATAATATTTAGTTGCTGTTTATAATTCAAGATAGTTCCTCGTATGTAATTCTAATTCTTGATTTATCATAGAAAGAATCCTTTACAAAATTTAAAGTT